TTAAACATTATGTAGCGATTTCTAGTTAGGAGGTTAAATGGCTTATTCAGGCACTAGAACCTTCAATCTAACGATAGAGGAAATCATCGAGGAAGCATTTGAAAGATGCGGACTTGAGGTTCGTGCAGGTTATGATTTAAGAACAGCACGGCGTTCCTTGAACTTAATGTTTTCGGAATGGGCCAATCGTGGTCTTAACTTATGGACCATTGATTACGCCACGCAAACATTAACCGCAGCGAAGAATTTTTATACTGTAGACCAAAAGGTATTTGATATTATTGATGCTGTTATCACTACAACGGCTGGAGCGACAGCCAATATAGAAGGAAATAGTGATACTACTGATGTAACTATTACTAAAATTTCTAGAACAGAATATCTTAATTTAAGCAGAAAAGAACAAAGCTCCACCGGTGGAGACGCTCGTCCTACTCAATTTACTTTAATTAATGGACAAGTTACTACTGCTGATGGAAGTGACTATGGGCGCCCGGAAAATGATATGACTTTATTTTTATTTCCTAGTCCGGATAAGGCCTATATTCTTAAATATTTTTATATAAATAGAATTCAAGACGCAGGGGCTTATAGTAATTATGCGGATGTTCCGTATTATTTTCTTCCTTGTTTAATAGCAGGATTAGCTTATTATATAAGCTTAAAAAGAGCTCCTCGTATGACATCCGGTTTAAAGATGATTTATGAAGAAGAGTTTAAAAGAACGGCTGACGCGAATAGGGAAAGAGTCTCTTATCGCGTTAAACCGGCACAGGCATATATACCATAGGAGGTAATATGATTATTTGTGAAAAATGCGGTCGTGAATGTGATTGTGGAGACAATTGTCAATGCACAGACTGCGAATGTAAAAAGGAGGAATAATGAGTAATCCACATTGGAATAAACAAACAGCCCCCACTCGTGATGCTTCTACTAAAAAAGTAGGTCATTATGGTAGAGGACAACATGATGCCCCTAAACCTGTTCAGGCAGGTGCGGCAACTGATAAAGGAAATGCACCTACAAGTGAAGGAAAGGAATCAGGAGGAACATCATTTAAAATTTCAAAAGGTAAAGTCACTGGATCTACACAAGGTGTAGGCGCGGCTAAAAAACAAAAATACACTTGGATATAATGAATGGTCTACGCTAAAGGACAATATGCAATAGCGATTTCTGATCGCAGTGGATTGCAATTTCCTTACAATGAAATGGTAAAGGAATGGACTGGTGCATGGGTGCACACCAGTGAATATGAACCAAAGGCACCACAGCTAATGCCCCATGAACATTCACCTGATCCTCAAGCATTGGAACGTCCTAGACCAGCCCGTATTGCACCGGCAGCGTTAATTTCATTGCCAGTTAATCCTTTTGAAACATATGCTGCAGCATCACAGGTAGTTAATGTTCATTCACCAAGTCACGGAAGATCTACAGGTGACACTGTAAGATTTAGAGGGATGCCTTTTGTATCCTCTGAAACAGATAAGTTTTCTGATTGTCCAGCAGTGGATGGAATTACAGGAGCAATACTTTGTGCCGCGGCTGGCTATACAATTACAACTGGAAAATACGTATCAGGATCTAGTGACGGATCTGAAGATTGGTATTATTTTTCAACCGGCTCTTCCACAGCCACTACTGGTGGGATTAGAGGAGGAGGTTACCCTGTTTCAGCAGGACCTGTAACTATAAGCGCATGACAACATATAGCGAATTAACAACACAGATTTTAGACTACACGGAAACTACCACGGATGTCTTGACGTCAACGATCACGGATGATTTTATAGAGCATGTTGAAAACAAAATTTTACGGGATCTGGATCTTCCAGTTTTTCGTTCTTACCAATATGCCAATTTTACAGCCAGCAATGGATTTTTAACATTGCCGGGTGGAACAAGCATTACACCCACGGAGTTTTCAATTATAAGAAGTGTTATGATTTATCCCGCAGCCGGAACAGGGGACAGAACCTATCTAGAACAGCGTGATGTGACATTCATGAATGAATACTGGCCGGATAGGACAACGGAAGGAACACCAAAATATTATTCACAATGGGACGATAATACTATATACGTAGTCCCAACACCAAGTGCGGCTTTTTATTGTGAGGTAGGATTGACGAAATTACCAACTCGTCTTTCTTCTTCTACTACGACTACTTGGTTAAGCAACAACGCACCTGCATTATTACTGTATGGTTGCCTTGTTGAAGCTTTCAAATTCTTGAAAGGATCAGCAGAAATGCTGCAAATTTACACTCAATCGTATGAAACCGCCTTACAGGAGGTTGCTGCGCAACAACAAGGTCGAGGAAGACGTGATGAACATCAAAGTGGCGTTATTAGAGTGCCACGCCCATCATTCTTACCTGGACACCCAGAACCAGGTCCATCAGGACCTATAGAAGGAGGACAATAAAATGGCAATAGGTTCATCCGCAGTTTGTTATAGTTTCATGCAAGAAGTTCTTGTTGGGGAACATAATTTTACTGCCACGAGTGGAGATCAGTTTAAAATTGCTCTATACACAAACTCTGCGACTATTAGTGCCTCTAGTACTGTTTATGTAACTAGTGGAGAAACGACTAATACTACAGGGACGGCATACACTGCTGGAGGAGAAGACTTAACTAGTGTTACCCCAGCTCTTAAATCATCAACAACAGCTTGTTGTGATTTTTCTGATGTATCATGGTCTACAGCTTCATTTACCGCGTACGGAGCATTAATTTATAATGATGATACTACCGGTGATAAAGTAGTTTGTGTGTTGAACTTTGGTGGTGATAAAACTGCAAGTGCAGGAACATTCACTATTCAGTTCCCAGACTTTACAGCTGCAGCCGCTATTTTAAGATTAGCTAACGCATAGGAGCATTAATGGCTTTAGTCTTAAATGACCGCGTCAAGGAGACAAGTACAACTACAGGTACAGGCGCTATAACTTTCGCCGGTGCAGTTAGTGGATTTGACACTTTTTCGACAGGAATTGGCAATAGTAATACAACTTACTATGCCATTGCTCACAGGTCAGCTGATGAATGGGAAGTAGGATTAGGAACTTTGGCAGCCGATAGTTCAACTATCGCTCGTACTACGGTCCTAACTAATTCCGATGGAAACACGTCTGCCATAACTCTTGGAGCAGGGACGAAGGATATATTCTGTACGTTCCCGGCAAGCAAGACGATGGACATGACTTTGACAACCGCAGGAGATACTTTATATGCGTCCTCCGCTAATACACCTGCAAGGTTGGCAGTAGGAACAGCACGATATACTTTACAGACCAACTCAGGAGGGACACTCCCCGAATGGGCGGCATCCCCTCAATCACTTTTAACAGGACAGGGGGATATATTATATACCTCTTCTGCAAACACGCTTGCTCGACTGGCAGCAGGAACGGGAGCGTATCTTCTTGCAATGAATTCAGGGGGAACGGCTCCTGAATGGGCGGAGAATACAAGCGCTACAAAAGGGTTCAGTGTTGCAATGGCAATCGCGCTCTGATATAAGGAAATAGGAGAAAAATGGCTCAGGATTTTAAAAAAGCATATAAATCGCAAATAACTACTGGTGATGCTACTCTATTAACAGCTGATAGTAATGATGCCATAATTGGCATTAGACTCACTAATATCACGACATCCGCTATTACGGTGGATGTATGGCTTGATGTGGCAGGAGCCGGCACTACGGCATCTGTAGTATACATAGCTGATGACCTTAGCATTGCACCAAAATCCAGTATAGAACTGATTCAAGGTGGCGCTAAAATGGTTATGCAGAGTACTGATGAACTTCACGCTCAAGCGAGTGCGGCGACATCATGTGCGGCATGGGTTAGTTACGTAGACGCGATTAGTTCATAAGGAGGAATAACATGGCTGAAACGAAAGATCAAAATGGAACTCTGTATATTGGTCAAGAAAGTGCCAAAGATGGGTTCTTTACCCATCAGGCAACGATAGACGGAAATCATTACATTGAATCTGCTGTCTTGGCGGGACCAGTTTCCTATACGGGAACGGTGACAATAACAGGTAATGTGGTAATAGTGTGAGTACATTAAACGTAGATAAGGTAGATCCTAGTACAGGCACAGCTTTAGAAATTGGTA